CATTTCGTTAAATGATGCAAAGGTATCTACAGAACCGCGCTGGCGGTAAAGCGCGCCGCCGTACATTACAGTTCCAAGTTTTACATCTTGCGATGGCACTGTTCCCAATGCGTCAAAATAGCCGCTTTCCTGTCTGCGCCTAAATGCGAACTGATTACTAGCGGCCGCACAAATAGTTAAGAAGGTTTGATCTGCGGCGGTTGCCGTTGACAAATACAACCAATCTGCTATGTCGTTTGCCGTGATCCAGGTGCAAACAGGGGCATAGGTAATTGTTCCAACGGTGGTGAATGTGTAATTAACATTTGCGCCAGTGCAAGCAAACAAAACTTGATTCTGCCGTTGCACAAATTCATTGAACATTGGAAACCCTGTTTGGGAATCAATGCCAATGAATTCATGCTCGGGCAAATCCAGCACCGTAAAAGTACCGTTAAAAGGAACGCCTAAACTTGCAACTGTTATTGATTGCCCAACTGCAATTTCATTGTTTTCCAATGTTTGCAAAACGGCGTAATTATCAATTAGCAGTTTGCTTGTAATGTTGTAAGTAGCCATGGCGGTAAAGCCGCCTTTCTACTAAGCGATTGTGATTGCTTGAATGAACTGGCTTCCTGCAACTGCTGTTGGGTTTTGTGCGTCCTGTGCAAAGGTTGCAAAGTAACCGTAGTAGGAAAAGGTACGGGCCAAAAGGTCAGGAACTTCAACGCTGCGCATTCCCTGTTGTGCTTCGTACAGTTCTATTGCTGGGCCGTGAACAATCAACATTGTGTTTGATGCAAGGTTTCCGTCAACAACAAGTTCCAAACCAAGTGGGTTCATTCCTGACCATGAAGTTGCATTGCCAGCGCCAAGCGTGTTCTGACCAATAAGGCCAGGTGCGCCAATTGCTGGAAACAATGGACGCTTGCTGTTGTCAAGTTGGCTACCAAGTTTTGCCCATACGTTTGGTGAAACAACCATGTGGGTTGGGAACAAGTTTGTTGTAGTGGAAATGTTTTCTGCACAACCGTAGATTGCGGTCATCAATGAACTTGCATCGCCAGCGGTAACAGTCCAGGTGAAACCTGATGCCTGCTTTTGTGCAACTAGGTAATCGGCTGCAATGTTGTCTGTTTGCTTCAAGTACTGACCTGCAAGATCATTTAAAATAATGTTCATTGCGGCTGGGTCAGTAAAGTCCATTGTTTGCTGTGCAATCTGAATTGATCCAGCCACGGTCTGACGGCTGACAGTGTTTGCGGCAAGAACCATCGTCTGTGAACTAACTGCGGTTCCCTGTGTGCTTTGAACACCTGACGATGTTGGTGTTGTAATGCTTGGGCGCGTGAAGGAAATTCCTGAACCTTGTGGCATTGCGCGTGTTCCAAAAGCGTTAACTACTGGACGATATTGCAAGTTTACGTTTTGGAACAGAGGTCCAAGCACGGGAACTGGCAAGAGTCCAGGTGTGTCAGTAGTAAGGTCTTGCGATACGGCTTCAATCGCTGATTGATTGCGGCGCGCCGCATCATGGAAAGCGGCATTGACTTTGCGGTATGTGTCTCCGCCAATGTGCATTGCGGCAAGATATTCGCCTGCCGATGGCATTTTAAATTCACGTTTTGGTTCCGCAAAAACAACGGGTGATGTTGGGATTGTGGCTTCTACTGGGGTTAATTCTGACATGGTTGTTTTCTCCTGTGGTGAAACTTCTTCTTGAATAATATCTTCTGAAACTTCTTCGTGTGGGATACTCTCGGGTTCACTTGCCGCTACATCGGTGATGACTGCCCCAGCGAATGCAGGGCGGCCTGTGACAAGTGAAAGTTCAATCCAGTCAGCGGCCTGGACAAGCATTGTGCCATCCTTTTGCATTTTGAATTTGGTTGGGTTTACACCAACCGAAACCGAATCAATAACGCCATCAAGCGCCAAAGTAAGGGCTTCATCACCTAACGCGGTTTTACTAATACGGGCTGAAAACATCATGCCTTCGCCTGCAACATTAGTTCGTTCAAAAACCAATCCAACGGCTTGTTCGCTTGAATGGTTTAAATAAAGCTTTGGGGCTTTGCCATCGGTCGGCAGACTGCCTTCTTCAAAAATTACTTTTGTTCCATCGCTCACAGTTGCGGCAACTCCGTAGGGAACGGCCACACCTGAAACGGTGCGTGACGCTACGCCTTCAACGGCTGATGCATCTAGGGTTAAATCGGTGGAAATAAATTTCAACATAACTATGTTCTACTCCATTTCTGTGTTTGTTGTTGGCATTGCATCTTCGTAGTCGGACATCTCTTCAGCGCCATTAACAATTTCTGCCAAGTATTCGTCAACATCAAATTTGACACAAGTTCCGCGCGGCAGAATTGAATTCATAGACATTGTTTGTTCAATTACCGACATGTAAGAACGGGCGGCAAAAACATACAAGTCCTGGCGCGCGCCTTGGTTTGATTGGTAACTATACGAACCAACGCTGTTTCCGTTAAGAAAAAACGGGATATTGCACATTCGCGCGGCTTCTTTTGATTGAAATTCGGCGGCTTCGGAAAGCAACATTTTTGATGCGTCAACATCTGTTGGTTGCCATTCCACAAATTGATTAATTGCCGCTATTTGGTTTGAACGCCTAGCCTGCTCAAAAGCCTGTGCCAATTCAGAAAGTTCTTGGCCTGATAGGGGCTCACCTGATGTCTGACGCAAAACGCCAGCAGGCAAAGCCGAACTGGAATTGCGCAAGCGCGCATCTTCCAAGGCGATTGATGTTGCAATAACTTGCGGTGATTGAAAAATAATGCCTTGGTTTGCACCAATAATTTGCACAACATCTTCCGTTGGGATTTGTGCGCCTTGAAAGTAAATCTGATTGGATTTACCAAACGCAAACACTGGGCCTGACATGTCAAGCGTGTTGACCATTGCGGCAGGTAGGCGCGTAAAGGATGCAGGCATTCCGTCTTCGGTTCTGCTACTGCACCATAAAAAGGCTCTGCCAAAGAAAAAAAGATCATCAAAAACCCATGACCAAAAAGTTGCATAAGTTAATTGGGGATCAGGTTGTGCAATCCAAGAACGGGGGGCAAGCGGTTCTTCCATCATTTCGCCTTCAACTTCATCCCAGCGTTTGCGATACATTTTCATTGGGGTGTTGCCAATTACTGATGCGATCAAGTCGCGCGCACGGTTTATTGTCGGAACACGCATTGCGCGGTTGCGCATATCGCCTTGAATGTACGAATAATATTCGCCAATTGACTGTTCGCCTGATCCGTTGCCTTGAAAAGTACCGCCAGCGGCCGCCGAAATAGACGGTTGATCCTGTGGTGAAATGGCGGCTTTCGTCACCTTTGTTTTGAAAATGGCCATGATTCAGTGTGTCACAATCTTTCTTTTTTTGGTGGCATTGGGTTGCAAACTATCCGATCCCGACAAAAGGTCAGCAACAACCCAACGCCACCCTGAACATTAGCGATTTGAAAACGCAATGATGGGCTTTCCAACGATCGTTGGGCGGCTGGCATGTGCGGCAGTCCAAACCATGCAACGCGCCAAAGATATTTCCCCAGGGCTTCGCGCTGACGATAAAGCGATAGAAGATTCTGCCTTAACGGCAACCGCGCGCTGAACATGTTCGCTTAATTGCTTTGAATTATCGTGAACAAGCATTCCTTCAAAAATCATGTTTTTTACGCCAGCGGTGTAACGCACAATTTCACCGTAGCCAACAACTTCTGTTCGTTGGTCATATTGGGTAGGCCAATGAATTTCAATGCTTGGACTGATCAAGAATTTCACATTTGTTGCCGCTAATTTTGTTACTTCTTCTAACATTGCGGAATAGGTATCGCACACAAAAGCGACAGTGACGGCAACACGCCGATCCGCTAACTGGACTGACCGAACCCCAAAATATCGTGAATCATCCAGTGAAACTTCTATCCCTAAATAGCCGCCGTCAGGGAAAGGTTCTTTGTGTTCTAGTTGCGGCCACATGCCTGGCGGAATCCATCCTTGATCTGATGCCACCCAAAGATTGCATGACGCGCGCAAAAACTGGGCGCGGTTTGGGTTTAAAGATTCACTGCGCAAAGTTTCCATTGTCAGGGTGTACCCCAAGGCAGGGTTTCCCCAAGCCCAAGTTGTTTCAAG